AACATCTCCAGTTTGTGAAAACCAAATTGTGTCAGGCTGAGCTGCCGTTCCCGCAAAAACAAGTCTTTGATTCCAATATTCAACAGACTGAGGAAAACCCCTAGCCCCTGACCAACAAGACTCTTCCCAAACATTCACTCTCGTTGTTACTGAAAACGCATCTAACACAACCGCTGTTACCGAAGACGCTGATCCAACCACCGTTATTACAGCAGCCCCAGCACTTAGTTTAATAATAGCGCCCACATGACCTGCTACAAAATAATTTACAGGTGTAGTACCACCTGAATCTGATGTAGTTGTAATCGTCACAGTTCCAGTTGTAGCACTTGGAGCCATGTAAATTGCAGTATTAGCATTAAGAAAGTATGGCACTCTCTGGTAGCTGTTTGCAGTCGTTGCTCCATCCAGCGGGTTTGCCCATATTGGTCCATAACTAAACGTCGGGTTAGAGCCAATTGACGCTGGATTAAAGGTCGCTCGAACATACATCGGTTGCACATGAGGAGCTGTGATAAATAAAGTGTTTCCAGCTTGAGTATAACTAAAATGACCCTCACCCCTTGTGAGCTGACTTGATCTTTTATAATCCCATCCTGGAAAATTAGTGACATTCTCAACAACCCCAGCGTTTCCTAAAGAGGCATTGTATCCACCAGAAACAACGTCATATTGAGATGTGTAATGAGCAACCACAGCAACCCCTGCAATATCACTAGCTGTATTTCTTCGTAAAAACACGTGCCACTGTTGCCTGCTTCCTGAGTATGGATTTGTTAGTAGTAATGGAAAAACCTTGTCTGTCGCGGCAAGGGTTCTATCATTAACACCATCTGATCTAATTTGCTTACCCATATACTGAGTGCCAGGACGCATCCACGCAGCACCATCATAATCAACAATCATGTTTCTAATTTCAGCTACAGCGCCACGGTAAGACTCATCATCTGGCTGATAAAATGCTTTTTCCGTAACCTCACCGTTTTTGAAGTTAGTCTGAATGTAATTATACTTAGCCAATTAAAACCTCTGGTTCAACCAGTCATCAGCATCCACTTCACGAATACTCATTTCCTGGGCATCAAAACTTCTAGCCTGACCCAACAACTGTTGGTAAACGGCAATCATTCTCTCTTGTAGTGATAAATTCTGGACCAACCCATAAGCAATATCAGCGGCAAGCCTTGTTGCTAAACACTCATCAAATATCGGCGTAAAAAGAGTTGTATCAGTAACTTGTTTTATATATTTACAATTGATCGTTCCAGAATCAGCTAGTAAAACCTTAGCGTTTCCAGCGGCATTTATAGCCACTTCCCACTCATAATCACCCTCAACATCAAGAACTCGTAAGACGTCTGATGGCAGTGTGTATTCATAGGCGTAATCAAAAATTGGTGTGTTTACCGTTTTTGCAAGAGCTTTTCTAGCTACAGCAAAATTCCAGGGATGAGAAATCATAACCTCATCACGAAGTTTCGCGTACTGCTCGTTACAGTAAATCGCTCGCTTGTTATTATCTGAGAGGGCAGTTATTAGGTCAGCACCGATCTTGATTAGAGCTGAATTACAAATGCTCGTCGAACTTGATGCCACCAATGCCTCCGAAAAAAGCAGGGCCCCGAAGAGCCCTATTTAAAATTAATCTACAGCAATAAAAAGCATTAACTTAATGGTAAGTGTTCCCATGTCAGCAGTTGCTTCAGTGCAATCAATTTGAACTTCAACTTCTTCATTAAAAGTCTTGTTCCAACCACCAACTGTTCCAAGCATACGAGCATCAACTGCCGCAGCACCTGGATCAATTCCATCAAAAATTCCATCGCCAACAGCAGCCTCAGTAGCAGTCGCTCCAGCAGCCCAACCAATATCAAAAATACCATTTGCTCCAACAGCTGGGCAAACAACCGCTGCATCAAGCAACCTTGCGCCTTTTGGAATCTTCATACACTTAATAATTCCAGATGTTCCAAATTCATCAGCAGTATCAACCGTGTATGAATCGTAAAGAACTCGAACTCGACCGTAATTTTCGTTTGCAGGAATCTTAGCTGTAGGTTCCTGGTTTTCTCTTTTTGTGGCGTTAGCCCCGTAAACAGTAGTTAAAGTAGCCATTTGTTATCTCCTATAAGTTTGTTAAAATCTAAATCGTAAAAGAACCGAATGAATATCCGGCCCTGATTATCTAACTATTAATCTTCTTTACAAAGAATAACGACCACTTTTTCCTCTTCCATACGAACTCCGCCCATGCTCATTGCTGCATAAACCTGAGTCGCGTAAGACTTATCAGATCGCTCGCTGATTCGGCCTTTAACTTCCATGCCCATTCCAAGAAGAATTCCATCTTGTACCCAAGCAACGACTTTATCGTAAGTGTCAGCGTCTCCAGAACTAGATCCAACAGCACCAGTTGCGTATGCAAAATTAAGAGCGCCAGCTTGAACATTAGTCTGCTCAGTGTGATGAAACTTGAAACCCATGAAAGTATCAATGTCACCCTGAACAAGTGCTCTAACCGTGTTAAAATCAGCAGAAGTCACTTCAGTCTCAGAAAGAAGAGATTCTTTTTGTTGAGCGTTGTAAGCAATGTGCTTCATCAACGACTTGTTTACATTAGCTTGGTCAAACTTCTTTGAAGCTCGTCGCAAAGCCTGAACATTTAAAGCCGCTCCAGCAGATGCAGCAGCATTGATTGATGCTACTTTCTGGATGTTTGGATGAGCTGTAGAAGTTGTTCCATCAGCACCGCCGTAAGCTAAACCGTCAGCGTTATCTAAAACAATGTCATCCTTTACTCGACCTAGAGCCCAAGCAGCAGATTGCGCGTAAGCACTTTCTGGAGAAATAAGGATGCGGATTTTATCCTGGTCATCAATTAAATCTGCCCACTCATAGTCAAGCATTGTCACTCTACGTCTTGAGTGATCGCTGTCGATTTGTGGTGTATCAGAGTGGCGAGAAGCCTTTACTACAGCAGTTGCTGCACCAATTCGCTCAAAGTAACCCTCGTTACCGCGAACTTGCTCTTTTCGTACAGCTCCCTCAAGAACTGAACCATTTTGTTGTGATAAATGAAATACGTTTGCACTGTATTGTTTTACAAATGCCGTTGTGATCTGAGTTGACATAGTCGAACCTCCAAAAAATTGTTAATAAAATTAGTTTAACTTTTTGGATTGTCTCTAAAGAGGTCCGATAAAAAACCTGGGAAAAGGGGGTCCGAACGGATTGTCCCTAACTGTTAAATCAAAACTGGTATCGGCAGATTAGTCAAGACCCTTAAGGGCTACTCAGCCCCTTGGTGCACCATTGAGTATAGATTCTGAACATGGTCGACGGCAGTTTTATTGTTCGGATGAGTCCCGTTCCAATAAGGATGAGTCCTATCTCCCATGATTCTGTTGATCTCCTCTTGCGCTTGAGCTGGAGTTTTCCCCTCAAACCCAGACCCATTGGCGTTTGGAGCTACTATTTTATGCTCCTTCATCAATGCCGCAACTTTGTGAAGACCTTTGATAAAATTAGGATCTGAGGAAAGTCCAGTCTGGTTTAAAGCCTCAATCGCAGCCTCATCAAAAACGTACTTCGCAGCCCCTTGAACCTTTTGAAGCTCCGTGTCATAAGCAACGCCCCACTCAGCTCTTAGAACCTTTTCAGCCTCAGCTCTTTCTTGAGTAAACGTATTCATCTGCGCTTCACTCTGAGCGTTCATTCTCTCACTGTACTTAGTTAAAAATCCCTCTAACTGATTAGGAAGTAAGTTAGTCTCTAAAGCCGTCTGCTTAAGCCACGTAGCCTCTTCTTCAGAAAACCCTTCCGGTAACTTGATCTCATACCCATCAACCGCGCCAGGCTTACCAAGCTTCGTAAAAACACCATCCCAGTCTTCTTTTGTAGCAAACTGATCTGGAACCATGATTTTATCGCCAAATTGCTTTTGAATGTTCACATAACTCTTGGCTAAATCTTGAACCGTCTTGAACTTAGAAATAGACGGGTTTCCTCTAAAGTCCTCAGGAAGAGCCTGATGCCAATTCTCAGGAATAACAACCCCTGGAGGTGGCTCAGTTGCTGCTCCGCCTGCTCCGCCATCTGCCCCAGCTTCATCTTGTTTTCTAAAAAAATCCCTAATCATGTGTCCCCCTAATCAAAACGCTCGATCTCAATTTCGCGTTGTTGGTTTTCTCTTGCTGCTTCTTTTAAATGTTTCTCAATTTCCACAGCATCCATGCTTAGGGTCCTCATTATATACAAAAGAACATTTCTCTGTCCCTCGGCATAAACAAGTTCGTCTTTATCAAGCTTCCCAGGACAAAAAGGATCGGAAAACTTACAAAATCTCATAAGATCGTGAAACACACGACGACCCGCCTCGTTTTCAAACGTAGACTTGTAATCGCGTATCTTTGTTAACAATTTCTTTTCTCTAAAACCGAACATTTACCTACTTAACTAACGGAGCTACTTTGTTTGCAACTTCAGCCTGTTGTAATTCATCCACCTGCTGTTGCTGCTTCTGAGCCTGTTCTGCCGCAGCTTCTCTCATCTCGTCACGCTCTTCAGGAGACCTGATAACTCGTGGAGAAATTTCCTGCAACCCCAATACATCTAGAAGCAAAGCATCTTCGTCTATATTGTCAAGAACGCTTGGTCTTAATTGTGCCATTGCGTTAATAAACTCAAACGCCCGACTGTACTTATTAAGCTCAGATGCCTTTTGAGACCTAGATAGAAACGATTTATATCGAGTCTTAAGCTCAACAAACGACTTCTTTTGCTTCTTAAAATACTCAACAACCTCTGATGGCGGCCTCTCATAAAGCCCCTTACGCTCAATAATTCCATAAACTCGATCAATCGTTGGGGTTAAAAACTCAACCTCTTGGCGACCCATTAATGGACCCAACAAACGACCGTTGTTTTCCTGGTGAGTATTAACCTCTTCAGCCGTCATTCGATCACGATCTGGAAGCGTAAGCCTATCAGTATAGAAAGCCTCTTTAATCCTCATCCTATGACCATCCATAGATTGGATACCAAAATCCACTCTATAGTTGTCAAAGATTGGAGTTATCGGATCACTGCCTGGTCTTCTAAAGTTAACTCCACCTGGAATAAGCTTTAAAGGCAAAACAACACCGTCATCTGTCATTTGAACAGGAGGATCAACAGTTTTCTGAGCACCCTTAATCGTCGTTTTGGTCATCTCATTAAGAATCTTCATCTCAGGAAGAGCTGTCCAACCTGGGCCCCTACCGTACATTTCCCCAGCTAATTTCTTCCATCTTGAAACAATACACGGCTTTTCATAGTAACCGCTTCGATCAATCTCAAATGGCTCATTGTTAGAAACATGATCCTTAATTGCGTACTGAGAAATAAAGTCAAATTTAGATTCTTGTCGTTTTGGGTCCATGTTTGGATACACGGCATGAATAATTTCAAACTCTTGCTCTGAGTTTTTCTCAAAAGCCTCTTTAATCATCGGAATAACTAAAGCCTTTTCTTCGCCAAACTCTCCAACAATGTTTCTCGCCGTCCACTTAAATTTACGGTAAGCCTCATCCACAAAGCCCTTATGATTTTCTCTAATTACAAAAGAGTTTATGTGAAGAGTAAGGAACCTGACGATCATCTCGTCATCCTCATCAATCCAAAGACCCGCAGTGCAAAGCCCTGCTAAGTCCTCGTAAAATGAAAATATCTCTGTCTGAAAGTTTGAAGCATTAAGAATCTCTATCGTAACCTCAGACTGACGCTCAAGCCAACGATTTACCACAACCTCTCGATCAAGGTCTCGGTTTCCAGTTGTGAATTGCAACCAATTCGTATTTGGATTAGTGAGCATTGAGTGAAGGTTTGCGGCTAACAATTCCTTGTTAACAATCCCAGTGTTATCAAGAAGATGTGTTCTTCTCTTCTCCCCACTTGAGTAGGAGTTGTTAATATCGTTTCTTGTCGGATGAACGTAATCAGCTATATCTTGCCAAGTATACCGAAAGTTCTGACGATCTGAATCTAGCTTGTCGTATCTTGAAAATATCGTAGACGGCTTAAGTATATATTCCATTAAAAACCTAACAATCCTTTTCTTCCAGGGCGGTCAGCTAAAAGCTCGCTACTTTCCTGAAGTCTTGATCTGTCATTGTAAGTTGCGTTAGTTCCATTTTGCGCTTGTTCAAGAAGACCCTTTACTTTCTTTCTGGTTCTGCCTGAACCTGAGCGACGGGCCATAGCCAAAAGTTCTCCTTTAGTAATATCATCAACATTCTCAGCTCTAGAAACAGAGCTGATAAGTCTTTTTTTATTCTTTTCAGCACCCATACGGTTTAACTTAGCAAACGGACTTTTGCCTGAACTCATCCATGACCCCCTAAATCAATAATTATAAATATCGTAGTCAGTATCGGCAACACTTGCAATCTTTTCAAGATCATGCCTATATCTACTTGAATTCTCACTCATACCCATAGCAAAAGTCCGCATTGCATCTGCACCATTTGATGCTGCGTTATGTAAAGGTCTAGTCGACCATATCTGATTCTTTTCGTCCCATTTTCTACTATATTGCTCTAAAGCCTCAATACCACGCTTACACTTCGTCTCGTCAAACCAACACCTGTTCAAAAGCATCCGAACAGCATTAATGCCATCCTCAACGCTCTGTCGTGGAACTATCCTTATATTCTTCACGCCCATTGTTCGTAAAGTCTCTTCTCTAGACCTGCCAGATCCAAGCTCCCTTGCCGCTAAATCATGGGGGTACAGGTGCTCCCCATACAAATACTCACGCTCTTTT